GACATCGGTCGATGAACCGGCGCCGACCAACAATAGGCGTTGGGTGATTTCCGGCATCTCCAGGTATTTGACGCCGTCGTAGATCAGCCCGCCGCCCGTGAAGATCGGGTTGTTGCTGGTCGGGGCTGCTTCACGCGCGCGCGCATCGCGATTGGCCTGGTACATCACAGGATCATTTTTCAAATCCCGCATCGCGCGCGAGCCCAGGAAGCAAACATACCATTCCTGATCGGTGCCCTTGATCTGGAACGGGTTGATTTTCGGCCGGCCGTTATAAACGCCCGGGTTGGATGCCGAAACGCCGGTCTGCATCGCGATCTGCTTGAGGTAAGAGCCGATCGCCGCCGTCATCTTGTCTGCGATGGTATCACATGCTGACGCAGCCGCAGTGAACGTCGCCACCGCTCCGGTTGCCACCGTGTAGTGGTTGCTGATCACGGCACCGAACAACACCCGGTCGTAATTGGCTGTCAGCCAATTGTTCTTGTCGACCATTTGCGCCGCCGACCATTTCAGGCCGTTGACGCGATTACCCGGCGCAGTCAGGCGATTGGCCTGGATGGTTGCGGTCGGGATTGACAGCAGCGCATCGATCAGGTCGTCACGCACGATGCGCCGTGACCAGCCCGACAGCAAACTGCGGGCCGTCGACCTGACGGAGAATGAACTCTCCTTGTTGACGGCGCGGTTGTTGGCCACCGCGTTGCGGGCCCAATCGGCCCAGATCGGAAAGCCGTAGCTGTCGATTTGCTCTTCGTTGCCGCGCAAGGTGCCGGCACCAACACCCGCGCCCGTGAGTTGGGTGACGAGCGGTATGTTGATCTCTTTGCCGTCGGCAGCGAGATCCTTCAGTCGGACGATCGGATAAGTGCTGTCCGATCCCATGTAGGGGTCGAACCGTGAGGCTCGGAGAAAATCAAACGCCGCGTCCTTGCGGAACTTGATGACTTCATTGTTGACATGATTTGCCGTGAGGGCCATGGGCCGCGCCTTTCATGTGAAAGACCTGGACAGCGCTCACGGCCAATAAAAAACCCGCCGAATGGCGGGCGATTATCGGGAACGTGGTGGCGCGATCAGGTCAGGGTTGAGTCCCAGAGCGCGTCGTCGGACAAGTCCGCTTGCGACGCGCGCAGTGCAGCGGCCGAACGGCTGATGCCGTTCAGCGAGGGAGCCAACATGGGGCGTTCACCAGACTGATTGCCCTGCGCTTCGGTTCGCCAGGCTTCCATCGCCCGCTTGCGAAACTCGGGGTCCTTGAGCATCTCGTCACCGACCTTTTTGCGATAAGCGGCAGGATCGTTGCCGACCTCGGCGCGGATCTTGAGCTCGCGGAACCAGCCGATCAGAGTTTCGCCAGGGTCCGACGAGTGCTGCATGCGAGCCCGCAATGCGGGATCGACAAACTTTTGTGCAGCCTCGTAAGCCTGGTCGAACTCTTCCTTGTAGGTCCGCTTCGCGCTCTGCAAACTCATCTCGCGGCGTTCGTTGACCAGACGCTCCTCGAAGCGCCGCTCCATGAACTCGCGATACTCGCGGGGATTGAGCAACGGATCGGGCTCTTGCGGTTGCTCGGCAGGTTTTTCCAGTTGCGCCAGGCGCCGCCGGAATTCCTGCTGTTCAAACGCCAGTTGATCGCGTTGTTGCTTGAAGGCATCACGCTCGGCTTGCGCCGCGCGCCGCTCCTCCGTGATCTCCTTGAGCCGCCATGACGGCACCATGTGAGCATCGTCATCGACCTTCGACTTGTCGTCGGCCGCTAACGGTTTCGCTTCAGGTTCCGGCTTGGCCTGTTCGACTTGCGGTTTCTCGACCGGCTCCGGTGCCGCTGGTGGCGCCGGTTCTGCTGCTGGCGGATCAATCGCGTTGTCGAACAATGAGTCTTCAGACAGTTCTGTGACGTCGTCTCGTTCAGCCATGGGTCATCCTCATGTTCCGCGTGTCGCTGCGGTGCGCTGCCATCTGTCGCTTCAGGCGTGCGTTGCCCTGTTGTCGCTTGGGCCAAGCGTCGAGCCTGTTTCGGCGGCTCGTCCGAACTCGTTACTCGATGCCGGTCGCGGCGCTCTCTTCGGCCTGCGCCATCTGTTGTTCATGGGCGTCGGCGGCGATCTGCATCTTCGCCTGTGCTTGAATGTGGGCGATGGCGATCTCGGCAGAGGCCTTCATGCGCTCGATCATCGCCTCGTTCTGTGCCGCCATACGCTGCAGCATGGCGTCGTGCTGCGCCTCGCGCTGCCGCGCCTGCTCGTCGAATTGCTGCTGACGCACTTGGTTGGCGAAATCGCGATCGGCCGCCTGCTGCTTCAGCACGGCATCCTGTTGGGCTTGCGCCATTTCGCGCTGGGCCTTTTGCTGCTCCAGCATGGCGTCCTGCTGCCGTTCCTGGGCGTCGCCCTGCGCCTTGGCCTGGATCGCCAGCATCTTCGGATCCGGCGGCGGCGGCTTGTTCATCTGCATCTGGATCTTGTCGATCATCGGCTTTTTGACTGAAGCGGGAAGCGGTGCGAGCGTGATGGCGATCTCCGGGAACTGCTGCAGGAACTGCGGACCGAGCGACTGCAGCACCTGCATCGCATCGCTCTGCAGGTTCACGGTGTCGGGGCCCTCGTCGATGATGATATCGACATCTAAGCTGCCGAGATCGTTGACAATCATCGGCCGGCCGAACTGATCGATCTGCAATTTGTTGGCCTGGAAGAATTGCGCGACATTCTGGTCGTCGGTGACGCGGATCCAGCGCTCCTGCTTCCAGTGCCGCTGTACGATGTTCCAGCAATCGCGATAGACCCTGATTTTCCAGTTCTTGAACGCCGTCAGATACGGCCCGAGCTCGGCGATGCCGGCTTGCTGCAAAAGTTGGATGGCACGGCCCGAACTGTCCTCCAACCCCTGCCCGATCAGCGCCGGATTGGGGCCGAAATTCTCGATCTCGTTCTTGGCCTCCTGCAACAGTTCGAGCTGGCCCTTGAAATCGTTGAGCGTGGTGGTGTCGGGCTCCATTTTCAGGCCGGGATTGACCTCAACCCAGCCGTCGGCCTTGGCCCACTCGCGGCGCGACACCTCGATGTCGTCGACCGCGCCTTTTTCGCTGATCACCTTGCGTGAATTCAACAGATGCAACGACTTGGAACGCCGATGGTTGATCTCGTCCTGCGGCGATTTCAGATTGCGGATCGGGCCGTAGCGATCGCCGTCGTGGTCGACGTAGGCGCTAAACATCCGGTAGCGCGGAAAGGTCTTGCCTTTCTCGTCGACAAACGGACTGACACCGCGCATCAGCATCACGTCGCCGGCATACAGGCACCAGCGCCACTTGCCGTCCTTGATGTACCAGTGGTCGATCATTCTTACTTTTTTAGAAGAGCGGTTGAACCAGTTCTTCTCCTTGTCGAACTCGGCGACGTTGACCATGTCGCCGCCCGATTCGGCGAGATCCTCGATCTCTTCTGCCTTCTCAGGCGCGATCTCTTTGGCCTGGTCTTTCGAGCACCACTTGGCGACGCCCATGAACCGGCAGTCGGTGAAACCCTCGTCGTAGCTTGTCGGGTCGTAGAAGAAGCCGTCGCCGTAAACGATGTGCATTTCCAAACTGGGGTCGCCGGTATCGCCCGGCACCAGATCGTATTCGATGCCGGCCAGGCCATCGATCGCGGCGCCTCTGGCGATCCGCGAGCTCTTCGACGCCCAGTCGTTGCTGTCCAAACAAAAGCGCAAGACCGCCGTCGCTACTTCGGCGCCTTGATCGTGCCGCGGCGTGCGGGCGAAGGCCTTGGGATCCTGCCGCAGCCGCTCGACCAGTCCGACCACGGCGTCGATCTTGCGGACGATGCGGTTTGAGGTGACCACCGGCTGCTTGCGATTGCGCAGCACCCGGATCTCTTCCTTGGTCCACTGGTCGCCGTGATAGTAGTGCCGCGCCTCCAGCATCTCCTCGCCCTCGGCGTACTTGGCCGCGGCAAAGTCCTGATACTGCCTCCGCAAAAACGCGATGCCGGTATCGTCGTCATCGTCGTCGGGTCGCTTGTCGTTGTCGCCATAGCTGCCGCCCCGCTGCGAAGTTGCAGCGGTGTAGGCAGCATTTGCCATGGTGTGTTGTTAGATTTCGATCCGCGGCGAGCCGTCGTCCTCGCGAGTGATAGCGACGTTGATCCACATCACAGTCTCACGAATTTTTCGGATAATGTAAGTCTTATCGGCACCATCCGGCAGTAACGACGCGATGTCTTCGGCGTATTCCTTCGATAACGCGCGTGCCTGCGTCATCGTTTCTTTCTGCTCGTCAGTCGGCTTGAGATATTCGAAGGTGTCCCCGTGCAATTCCATTATCGCCCCTTTCCTGCCGGCTTGCCGTTGACCCAGCCATAGTCGCGCCGGCTGAACGGTACCGTGCTGACCGGCGGCACCGCGGTGGGTGTCGGTGTCGGTGTTTGCGTCACGGCGGCACCGCCGTCACCGAGATGGTCGAGCCCGGCGGCACCCCGAAATATTCCGGCCGCAACGCCGGCAGCATCACGTCGTTCTGGCTGACGGTGCCGCCATTCTTAATCACACAGTTCACCTCGCAAATCACCCGGATGTATTTGGTCTGCGAAGAAAACGGCAACGAGGTTGCGCGCGTCACCGAAATGTCCAGGGTCGGCTGCACCACCACCGCCGGCAGTTTTGCCATCGGCGCCGCCGCCTGCGGCGCGGCGGTGACAAACTCGGCAATCCAGACCCGCGCCATCGCCGCCTCGGCCGAACCCGGGATCAGCAACAGCCCCAACAGCATCAGTGTGCGCATCATCGTCCTCATGGTGCCAAAATCACCGAAATGGTCTGCACGCCGGCAACCAGGAAATATTCCGGATGCAAGAGCGGCAGCACGATGTCGTCGACCGAGGCCGGTCCGGTCGAGGAGATGGCGCACTGCACCTCGCACATGATGCGGACATAACGAGTATCAATGGTGGTCGGCAGGAAATATTTGACCAGACCGTCCCGCAGATCGACCGCCGGCTGTTTGCGCAGGCTCGGCAACGTCGCGATGTTGGACGCCGCCTCGACCCGCGTGGTGGTGAACTCGGTGATCCAGGCGCGCTTGGTCGGCGTGCCGATGCCCTGCGCCATCGCGTCGCCGGTCAGCAGCAGCAGGCCGAGCAGCATGAGTGCGCGCATGAT